ATGGATATTCAAGGGCTAACTTGTGGGGTAAGTATTTTAGGAAGATGGTTGACGCTGAGGATATAATGCTTGTTGGTCAGTACGAGGACAAGGATTCTGAGATTGATAAATGGATAAAGCCCGGCATTCTTGATGCTACCATGATTGGCCCGTATGACCTATCCGCCTCCCTTGGCGCTGTTGGTCAGCTAGGCCATCCTTTGGTCACTACAGCCATGGATAACTATTTGGCCATAAGCAAGAAGAACAAAGTACCTCCAGGCATTCATATTGTCAATCCTGAGCCTGGGTGTATTGACGAAGCGACTGAGAAGGGATATAGGTTCATAGCCATGGGAACCGAGGCCGTGTTCCTGCGTAAGGGGATGGCGATAAGATGAGCAGGTTGTCAAAGGACGAATATCTCTGGTCATTGGCATATGCTGCTAACAAGCGGTCAACGTGTGACAGGCTCCGTGCAGGCTGCACAATCGCCCGTGACGGCATATTATTGGCAATAGGGTACAATGGGTCATGCCCCGGAGAACCGCACTGCGACGAAGCTGGGCATGATATCCAGACGATAGACGGCAGGGAGCATTGCGTCCGCACCATTCATGCTGAGATAAATGCGATTATCAATGCAGCACACAACGGTGTGAGAATATCTGATGCTGATTGGTACATTACTGGTGTGCCATGTCATCAATGCTCAATGGCAATAGTTAGGTTGAAGCCAAGGTGTTTGTTTATCTGTTCGGACATGGGGGGTAACGATGATTGGAGTGAGCGGGTAGGGTGGTGGAAAAACAGAGGGCATAGTTGTAGATACCCTGATAGGTTGATATTGGCAACAGAGAAGCAGTTGAAAGAAGCAGGGGTGATAAGTTGATGGATGATACAATTCCTGATATGGGATTTATCTGTCATGCTTGTGCCTGCCAGCTTGGTGGTAAATGGCCCGAAGGTCATGTAGCTACTTCCCATGTTGGTAAGTGTTGTGTTTGTGGAAATGAGAAGGGCCTTGTTAATGTTGGTGATTATGATTGGCCGGATAAGAAGGCTAGAGGGATGAGGGATTGAACATCCTTATATTCACAATCAGTTGCCTTATCGTGCTGTCCACGTGTTTCAAGGAGCATCATGTAATCAAGAAAACATGGTGGGCTCCGTGGTATGGTATTATGAATGAGGGCCTTTGGATAGCATTCATCCTGATTGTTGGTAGCGGAAGCTGGCCTATTCTGCTAGCGTGTGGTTTTTACATATACAACGATACGAAGGGTATTAGGTCTGGAAGGTGGAAAAGAAATGATTTGGTACAGTAGAAACCCTAAGTTCAATGAGATATATTGTTGTTGTATGCGTTACTTTAGGAGATGATAGTTTGGCTACAGAGATAAAGCTCAAATATAAGCCGCACCCACTTCAGTTACCTGCTCATAAATCGACTGCCCCATACATACTATTCGGAGGGGCAATAGGAGGAGGTAAGAGTGTCTGGGGCGTAAACGATATGCTCCAATGTGCTCTCGACTACGAGAAGAATGTTGTAGGTATCTTCCGAATGAAACGCCAGTCATTTATGGAGACTACTTACAAGACCATGGAGGAGTGGATACTTCAGGTGGATGGTCTTGTCAAATCTCACAACAGATCTTCTCAGGAAATTATATTGGTCAATGGCTCCAGAATCGTCTATGGTGGTCTCATGGCAAGCACTTCCGCCGCAGGAGACCCATTTGAACGTATCAAATCCCTTGAGATTGCTTCATGCTATGTTGATGAGATAACGGATGTACCAGAGGATATGTTTGATTTCCTTTGTGGGCGTATTCCCCGTTTACCTTCTGGCCCCATTAGAAACACCAAGACAGGCAAGAAGGAATACCCACCACCAAGGCTATGTGCTGGGAGTAACCCTGAACTGAGTTGGGTGAAAACAAGGTGGATAGATAAGAGGCTTGATGAGTATGAGTTCTTCCCATCCAGGGCAGACCAGAATCCATATAATCCACCGGAGTATTATGAGCGGTTGAGAAAGACAATGCCGCCATCAATGGTGGCCCGGTATGTAGACGGGAACTGGGACGCTGTTATTGATTTTGAGTCCATCTACCCCGCCCCATGGATAGTCGCCGCAACAAAGCGGAATTATCCTGTTGGCGAGCCTGTTGAGTTTGGTGTTGATGTTGCCACGTTTGGGATGGACAAGACAATAATTATGATGCGTCAGGGATATCACCCAACAATGCTGACAGTGGATGAGTTTGGTGATACAACAAAGACGGCTAACAAGGTGGCGATATTTGCCGATGAGTATCACCCTGAGGCCATTAAGGTGGACTCCGTAGGTGTCGGCCAGGGTGTTTTTGACCAGTTGAATGATAGGGGGTATCCTGTTGTAGCTATAGTAGGTGGGGCAAAGCCTGCTGACCCGCGATTTGTCAACCTGCGGGCAGAAATGTATTGGGAATTCAGGAACCTGCTGGAGACGGGGGAGGTTGAGATACCCGATGTATCCGAGCTTATCAATGAGTTGGGCCAGATTCACATCATACGCCAGATGTCTGATAAGAAGATACTTGTAGAATCTAAAGCCAGTATCAAAAAGAGGATAGGCCGGTCTCCTGATTATGCTGATGCTCTGATATATTGCTTTTATGGTGCTGGAAGCTCTTATTCGATGGGAGAGTTGGTGTGATGAATGTATAATAGGGTGAGAAAGGATAAGGATATGAGCGAGACAACGAAAAGATGCCCTGAATGCGGCGCAGCCGGGAAGGTGACGAAGAACGGCACGCGATTTTATAAGTGCGATTCGTTCGAGGTATTACCTGACCCTCGTTTCACTGCGGGAGGCTTTCACGAATCCCAGCAATGCCTTCGCAACCAAGTCACCCAACTCAACCACGCCCACGCGATACTCACCGAGAAGCTGGCCCAGCGTGACGGGACAATCGCCGAACTGATACTCGACAATGACAGGCTGCGGGGGGAACTCGGTGGGAAGTTAATAGCCAGGCTTCTCCGATTGAGCGAAAAGACCGCGCGCAGAAGGCTGAAAACGATTCTGAGCCTTCGGGGCCGCGTCAAAGAGCTTGAGGGTGAGAACAGACAACTGACAGGCGCCGAGAAGGCCGAGGCTGTTATCGACCGACTGCCCAACAAGACGAAGGATGGGGTAGTGGTGACACCAGAGATGTTGATATACCGAGTAGGTGGTTCATGCGCAATCTCTGTCATGTCTCTACTGGCTGATGCGTTTGTCAGCGACGGCAAAATCCCCAACTGGCTCGATTATTGCTCCACCCGCGAAGCAGCCCAAGCAGCGAAGGAGAATGAAGATGCCTGAAGCCGAGAAGCTAGGCGAACTCCGCAAACTTCAGACAGATTGGGATAGCTATGGCAGCCCGCCCATTGTCCCCGCAATTATTGATGCTGCCGAACGCCTACTGCAACGCCTTGGAGACACGTCGGGCGTTTATGCTGTGCCTCTATCTAATGGTTCGCTTCAACTTGAGTGGCGCGGCCCCAATCGTACGTACTTCGAGGTCGAGTTCGTTGATGCCGAACACGCCCGGATACTTACCGAGGCGAATGACGACATAACCACGACGGGCACGATAGGGCTTGAGGGGATACCGGCGATGTTCGCAGCGTTCCGCGAAGCAAGCCAGCCCCCCTCTGTCTGCCCTCAGGCGGGCCGCAGGATGAACATAGGAGAATAGAATAAATGTCATATAAGCACATAGATAACTTGTACAAGAACCCAGAAATCTTGATGTTTAAAGAGTGTTATGTCATGGAGAAGGTTCATGGTACATCGGCACACATTATATTTTCAGGTGGTAAGCTAAGTTTCTTTTCTGGTGGGTCAGACCACAAGAACTTTGTTGGGTTGTTTGATGAGAAACACCTTTTCAGTAAGTTTGCGGTGTTGGTGGGTCAAGATGAACTTTCCGATATTACCATATATGGTGAGGCATATGGAGGGAAGATGCAGGGTATGCGTGACACATATGGTGATGAGCTTCGGTTTATTGCTTTTGAGGTGAAGTGGGGGAATACTTGGCTATCCGTCCCTGATGCTGAAGAGATAGTAGGTGGTCTTGACCTTGAGTTTATGCCATACACACATATTTCAACCACGCTTGAGGCCATTGATGCCGAGAGGGACAGACCGTCCGAGGTGGCTCAAAGGCGTGGGTGTGGTGAGAAGAAAAGGGAGGGGATTGTTCTCCGGCCATTGATAGAACTGAGAAAGAATAATGGGGAAAGGATTGTTGCCAAGCATAAGAATGAAGAGTTTGGTGAGACAAAAACAAAAAGGAAAGTGCTTGACTCTGATAAGCTGCAAGTCTTGGAAGAAGCCACTGCAATAGCTGATGAGTGGGTGACAGAGATGAGATTGACCCACGTGCTGGATGGTTTGCGTGGTGAGGTTGGTATTGAGCATATGGGCGAGATTATCGTGCTGATGATAGCCGATGTTGAACGTGAAGCTGAGGGTGAGATAGTTGAATCCAAAGCTGCTCGTAAGGCAATAGGGAAAAGGACAGCCACAATGTATAAAAGAAGGCTCAAAGATGGATTGTATAATAGTGAGAAGGAGACGGAAGAATGAAAGATTTATTGCTTTTTGTCATGTTTAGTATAGGAATTATATTTCTCAGCCTTGTGAGTATGAAGACGAGTAGCCGCATTATGGGGATAGAAAATCGTGTTTCTGCCCTTGAGAAACCCAAACTTGATACATATGAACAGGCTCTTGACTACATCCTCCAGCGAGAATCAAATAATGGGAAAGCAGACAATCTCGATGTACCCGGCCCTGATGGTGAGTTAGGCCCATGGCAGGTAACGCCAATATGGATAGATGACATCAAGAGATTAACAGGGGAGGTAGTTGACCCCATGAATCAGGTAAGCACCCGCCGTCAGGTACGTATATGGCTGGAGCATTATGCCCCCAGGGTTGGTGCGGAAAGCAAAGAAGAGATGCATGAGCTTTATCGTAGGGGGCCAACAGGTTATCGAAGATGGAAGGGAGAATGAGATGAAACCCCGATGCAAGCATAAGCTACCGAACGGCAAGAGCGCGTGGATATATCTACCTTGCAGAACATGCGGCACGAAGGGGAACATGCGGTGGTGTCCACTGTGCGGAGCAATAGCCACACTTGTTTCAGCGTGGGGGCTCGCTGACCATTATCGCCATCGCTACCCCAAGGGAGAATGAATGATGACACGGATACAGAAGATTAGATTCTGGATATTTGCCATACCGGCTTTGATTTTCATTGGCTTGGGAGCTATTTGCTTTTTCATGGCATACCTGATGCTGGTATGTGGAGGAGACGATTGACTCAGTATCCGCTCCTAAAACTATTCAACGTCCCTGAAGGTTACATAACAGGACAGAACAGGATAGACAGCAAGAGAAGGACTCACTTGTATAAGGGTACATTCGATAATCCAGGATTGCCAATGTGCAGGCATGGGTGGAATAATGGATGGAACAACCCATACCTGATATGGCGGAATAATGTTGGCCCCATGGGTATTTGCAAGACCTGCATGAAACGAGCAAGAAACAACGCTGCTGGTGTACAGGCTAGGATAGGCTCAGAAGCTACGAGGATGCCCCCTAACAGACTTTCTTTTGATATTGGGTGCAATTAGGTGTTGAAAGCAGAAAATACCTTAAAACTGAAGTGCGACCGTTTGCTGGGTTCTTGTATTTGGGGTGTCTTTTGGTACAGAACTTGAAATTGTACGTTTTTAGTCAGAAAGTGAGAAATGGTCCACTTTCCTTCCAAACTGAAAAGCAAGGGCTTTTTCTACCCAAAGCTAGAATGAAATGTTTTTACGCCTAAACTAAGAAACATATGGTTTTGCTTACAAAGCGAGAAACACATGGGTTTCTGTCATAAAATCAAAACGGTTTGCTTTTTGTCCCAAACTGAAAAATGAATGCTTTTTGTTCTTAAAGCCAAAACGGTTTGTTTTTTGCTTCAAAGTGAAAACCAAGTGGTTTTGCCGCCAAATTGAAAAGTGGTTTGCTTTTCCGACCAAAGTAGAAATGAAATGTTTTATGTCTGAAAGTGAAAAGCGTTTGCTTTTTGTATTGGATTGAGAAACGAATGTTTTTTGTCCTCAGAGTAAGAATGAAATGTTTTTCGTCTTGAAATCAAAATGAAATGTTTTTCGTTCGGATTGAGAAATGAAATGTTTTTTGTATCAAAGTGAAAAGGGTTTGCTTTTTGCCCTAATTCAAAAAACGAAATGTTTTTACCCTAATTCAAAAAACGAAATGTTTTTCGTCCTGGATCGAGAATAGGGTGGTTTTATGGTTGGAAGTGAAAACGAAATGTTTTACGGATGGGAGCAAAAAACGTTTGCTTTTTGTTTCAAAACAAGAAACAGATGGTTTTCCCACCCAAAGTCAGAATGAAACGGTTTTGGTTACAAACATGAAATTGAATGGTTTTTGCCCTAAATTGAGAAATGAGGCGTTTTTTGCTTCAAAGTGAAAACCAAATGGTTTTGCTACAGAAAGCAGAAACCCGCCCATTTAGTAACCAAACCGGAAAACAATAGTGTTTACTCCTAAACTGAGGTTTATATGGTTTTACTCCTCAAATTGAGAATGAGCCGGTTTTGCTTATAAAGTGAGAATTGAGTGGTTTTTGGTACTAAAATGGAAGATGGTGGTAAAAGGCTGGATGGGCTATTCTTTGGTGGAATATCTATTCACCACACATACCCCATAAATAGCTTGAGGATGCTCCCTAAGAGACTTTCTTTCAATAAAGGCCCATTGGCATGTTGAAAGCAGAGAACACCTTAGACAAGGAGGATGAGAAATGAGTTGTAAACATGATTGGATGCACACAGGGCTCAGGTGTTATTGGTGTCGTAGTTGTGGAGCTATAAAGCAAAGGGTATTTAGGCTAAGAGAATTACGTGGTGACAAGCCCCCGGTATCGTTATCTCTATCACAGAGGAAAAGCAATATTGGATAACTGTGCAACCTGTGAATAACATTTACAAATCTTACCAAACCTTATGAAGATAATAAACACAACAAAGGATAAACCCGCTCAACCTGAGTCATCCAGGGTAGATGAGTTCATGGAATATCTGATAGACCATGGTAATTTGTATTGGGGTTTCCCTTATGTAAGGGATGAGGTAACAGGTAGGATGCAATTGATATGGCCGGACGTATAAAATAATTTATGAGGTTTATGAAGATTGCTTTGGTCAATGGTGTATAATATAGGTGGAGGTAGATAGATGAGGAAGCTCTTATTGCTTATTGCCCTTTTGTTGATGGTATCAGGTTGCCCAACACCGGGTAATCAATCTAAGCCTGTTGCTACGGTTGCTCCTGAGATAACAGCTAGGGATATCGAGGAGGTTATCATAAGGCAAATGCAGCAGACAACACAGACAACCAATTATGCTATTGATGGCGAGAGGGCCAAGCTGGCCAGAGCCGCCGCTCGTGATAAGCAAAAGCTGTATCTCTCTATGATTGGTATCCTTGTTGGTTTTTGTGTCATCTTCATCTGCTTAGACTCATTCATTAAGAATGGTAAGCAATGGTTGGGTGTCCTTGCTGGCTTTGCAATCGTAGTTGGCAGCTTGGTTATCCCCCTGATATGGCCGTGGTGAAATGAATCACAAATGGGATTACTGTCTGACTTGTCATTGCCCTATGGTGCGTTGCGGAACTTGTGGTAATAACTGTTGCAACGGGGGAAATGGTTGTGATAATTGCGATTCTGCTTATGCCTTGCAGCATGAGCGATGGCCTGACAAGAAGGATTGGGATGCATTCAAAACTATTGCTGGTAGAGAGCAAGAGCTTGTAATAGGTGATGTTACCTACGAGATGTGGCAAGAGTCTGATTCTAACGCTGCACTCATTCGGAGACAACGCCATGACATTCCACGAGGTAAACGTAACCCTGAGAATTATATGCGGCCGTGGTAAGAGGAGAAGAGTGAACAATGAAGAACAGTTGATTAAAAAGCAACACCGATTACGATATGCTCGTCCGGCATGTATGATAACATTGAAAAGGGGTGAGGACCTGTTGGATGTGACTGATATTGATGATAGGGAACCTCATTATCTGATTTGCCAACCACATTATCCAATATGGGAGAAGGAAGAATGACTGAAACAGCAAACAACGGAACTATTCCAGTATGCATCAATTGCGGGTTTGTAGGAGCAGCCCGCATGGTGGATGGCTTTGGGCCATACTGCGGTAAGTGTGCTGCTCAGGCTGCTGGTGCTGTTCCTCCTGCTCCATATATTCCTCCTGTGCCTTATCCGGCACCAAGGGAAAGCCCAATCTGGGATGACGGAATGGTTTGTAAGACAATTTGTGGTAGCAGTAACAGGTGGTAGGAGATATGTTGTAATAGACAATGACAGACAATAATCAGCTCATCATAGATTATTTACCGTTGGCTTACAGGATAGCGAGGGAGTCGTGCAAGATGTTCCCCAGGGCAGATGAGCATTCTATCTATAGCGATGCTCAGTTTGCTCTGCTTCATGCAGGGTATAAGTTTGACCCAAGCAAGAATGTGAAGTTCGCAACATATGCGATACCAAAAATCAGGTGGGCTATCCTGGATGGTATGCGAAAGAGGGATTGGGTTCCAAGGGATGCAAGGAAGAATGAAGCAAAGATAGTACATATGAACCCGTCTGATGACTTTGGGAATATCAGTGTAGATGATTTTCCTGGAAAGAGGCTAGCTGAGGAGGATGAATTTCAATTCCTGATATCTGACCTGACAGGTATGCAAAGACGTTGTGTTGTCCTCCATTACAAAAGCGATATGACATACAGGGAGATAGGGGAGGCTTGTGGTGTCAGTAAGCAAAGCGTGGCTGGTTTTATTTGGAGAGCAAAGAGACGTGTGAAAAAGAAGGTCTCGTGAATATACAAATAAGAGGTGAATTTACAATGCAGGCGGATGACAAACCTATTCGTTGCTGCATACGGCCTAAAGAGGATTCACCTATTTTTACAAAGAAGCTGTTAGATTTGTCCGATATGCCCGATGGTTTTTACGAGGTATATGGTCTGATTCGTAATGACATGGACAATGATGCTGAATATCTTGTTGGTACATTGAGAGAGGTTGTAGCAATTACCCAAATGGTTGGCACCCTTTCTTTGTGTGCTGCTCAAGGGATGCCTGTGTTATGGATAGCATCAAAGAAGCACACTCAGTTCCACAAGGCTGTTTTTAGTAGGATGAAGGATGTTGTGTTTAAGATACTCAGGGGCTCATTGCGGAATGATAATCCGTACACGCCCCTTGTTATGGATTCAGGTGAGACTGGTGGCAGCAACGATGAGCATGTTGTAATGCTATCTGCGGCTCATAAGATGGAGATGGAAAGATGAAGAAAATGATAAGGGGTTTGGTAGTGGTGGTGGTTGTGTGCTTGGTTGCTGGCTTGGTACAGGCTGACAAGATTGATAGAAATCGGAATAGCAACTATCGTGCTGTAGGGTATATAGTATATATTCTAGAGCGTTACAACACGGAGAAGGTAAATGGCAACCGTTGACATAATGATCTATTCCCGCATGAAGCTATGGCTGAAGGTTTTCATACGGCCCTTGTCCTGTGCAGCCATGTTTGCAATCCGTATGGGATGGACTGACTCGACTAAGGCCAGCCGTTTCATGTATGATATTGGATTGCGGGGGCTTCAATGGCGAATAGGCAAGAAGGGTCAATGGCGTAATATAGACCGCAGCCGATACGAGTGGGAAGCTATAGAAGCGAGACAGGAGCAACAGAATTAAGACAGTGACCATGACAACCAAAAAGATTCCAACGAGCGTGGAGTTGCTTATTGCTTAGTCTGAGGATTACTGGAAGCTAGAAACTGCATTTAGAAAGAGTAATGATGAACTTCTTGCGGTGTTAAGTAAGAAAGAGGATGAGCTGATGATGGCTGGGTTGGCGGGTGTATAATAAAAGATAAGGATAAAGAATGAAAGACCCATTAAGACAACGAGCGAAAAGAGCCGTCAGGCTAAGGCTCAAATCAATGTATTACGATACACCCAATGAGCCTACGCAGGAGATGTATCAATTGGCAACAGAGATGAAATGGAGGAGTCTGACGAGAAGGCGTTAATAATAAAATGGACAACGGCGAACAGAGATGTACATTCGCCAATAACGAAGCAGCAATGATTGCGATAGCTTGCGATAGTTGGGAAGAACAAAAGAGCAGATGGAGGAAGAGGGGTCAGGAGAAGAGCGACCTCATACAGTCATGTCTATGTTGTACCCTTGAATTACTTTCGGAGGGAACACTGCATTCCAATAAACAGTTGAGAACACTTGTGAGGGCACACCTAGCTACCCAGTTGGCTGTCCCTGTGAATGAATATACGGTTGACAATTTTGATAAATTATGTGATAGACGGAGGAAATGATGGCAGAGACGAAGGAAATTGAAAAAGCATCAGGGCAAGCAGCAGCAATAGCCGAAGGTACGTTTTACTATGGGGCTAACACTCTTGTGAAACCAAAGGCAGTAGATGATTGGATATCGCTCGGATACAAGAGGCTCCTGTGGACGCACGTTCCTATTAAGGCGAACGCTGATGCCATTGCCGACCTGGACCTTAGGCTGTTTAAGGTGTTTAATGAGGGCAACCAGAAGAAGGAGCTTGTGGAGGTAGAGGACCACCCCATTCTGGATTTGATTTATCATCCTAACCCCAACAAAACGAAGAACCAGATGCTGAATGCTCTTGTGGTGTATCTGGAATGCGTTGGGCAGGGCTACTGGGAGATTGTTTATGATGTGCCAATGGAAGGTGCTGTACCGCTTCCTTCTGAGCTATATGGCATAAGACCATCGAGGATAACTCCTGTTCCTGACAAGGAGGGTCGTGGTATTAAGAAGTATGTCTTCCAAGTCAGGAAGCATATGAAGAAGAAGGATTTCAAGCCTGAGGAGATTGTCAACTTCCAGTATTTCGATCCGTTGAGTGATTGGACGGGTATGGGTAATATCATGCCTGCTGAGAATGAGATGTTGCTCGAAGATAAGATGATAAACTGGGAAGATGACTTCTTCAAGAAGGGCACTATTGATGGTTTGCTGACCACTGAGGCTGTGCTGACAAAGAAGGATATTCAGGATGTTCTCAGTATGTGGCAAAGAAGGCTTTCCAAGGAAGGCCGCTCAACGATGCTGGTAGGTAAGGGTGTCAAGTTCCAGCCAATGGGTAAGTCACCGCAGGATGTGGATTTCTTGCTGGGTAGGAAGGACAACAGAACGGGCTTCCTCGCCGCAGAGGGCGTATCGCCCATTCGAGCGGGCATACTGGAGAATGCTAAGTACGATAATTACAAATTACAGGAGGAGGCGTTCAACAGGAACACCATCATCCCAAAGGCCAATACCATAGCAGCCGCATTGACGCTATATCTGGTTCCAAGGTATCCTGATTTAGCTGGTGTGCATAGGGAAGGCGGAGGAGAAGCTGGTAGGTCATTCCGGTACGTGTTGAAGTTCGATGTGAAAGCCCTGTTGCAAGAGGACGAGGATAAGCTGGTCAAGCGTCAGAATATTGCCATTGAGCATGGTACACTGACACCTAACGAGGCGAGGCAGGAGAGGGATTTAGAGACATATCCTGAGGGTGATACATACTATGTTACCAAGAATCTCATACCCGTCAAGCAGGCCCTTGCTGGCCCTGAAGAGACAGAGAGGAAGAAGCCTGAAATGGGCGGCGAGGAGGAGGTGCTTGATGTGCTTGAGGAGGAGGTAGCCGAGAAAGTGGATAAGACATTGGCCAAGCTGGAAGAGACGGTTGAGCTGATGGAAGACAGAATAGTTGAAAAGATTCTGGAAAGGGTCAAAGAAGAAGCGGGTAAGGATGTATAATAGGTTGAAAGGAAGGTGAGATGATGGATAAGCCAGACTATGGAATTGCTGAGAAGTGTATAACCATTCGTAAGCGTTCTAAGCGAGGTGAATTTATTACGGAAGAGGAGCACCAACTCTGCGGGAGATTGTGTGATAAATACCGAGAGTGGTATATGGATACTGAGCATCGTGTCTTCAATGAGACTGTGCCATTTGGTTCAGGTGCTAGGAGATAGGTGATGGCTAAGGACCCTAGACTAAATCAGAAATGCCCTGATTGTGGGGTAGATTTATATGCGGAAGATATAGTATTATGGAATGGAAGGGGTGCGGAGCTTGGTGTACTTCGTAGCAACCATTTCCCTGGAAGCCCTAGTTGTATGCGTAGACAGGTTGAGCAGAAGGATGATAGGATAGCAGAACTCGAAGAGGGCATTCATGCATTATATGAGCAGCTTGTGGGGTGTAAGAAGGAAGCTAAGTGATTACCGCATCAAGCACAACTAAACCGCTTGCTTGGCATGGTGCAGCAGATGGTGTATTCATTGCTAAGAAGGGTATACAAATTGTCCCTGTCCCACAACAAGTGATGATATTCAAGGCGTCTGCTAAATCTGATGACACCTGTACGATGGAGATTTGTTATGATGGCCCATTGTTTGATGATAGACCTGTACCATGGTATCGTAGGGTATGGAACTGGTTGAAGGGAAAGAGTAAATGACAGTAACATCAGAAAGCTCTGGATGGAAGATAGTTTTGCATAATGAGCAATGGGTATATTCTGATACGATGGAACCTTTTGTCATATTAAGGCCCTGCCACAATTGCCGGGAGGACCAAACCCATTTGATTATCAAGCATGTACGACCAGACGGAAGGGAAAAGCAATTGGGGATATGGGTTGATGCTTGTATAGCCCCAATTGTTAAAGCTCTCAACAAACATGGTGTTTATACAATAGCTTCCTGTTGTGGCCATGGTAAGATGCCCGGCAGTATTGTTCTTGCCGATGGGCGGGAGATAATCATTGTTAAGAATAGCCATGAGCGTGATATTGTTTTCTCTGCTTGTTTGAAGAAATCTGAATGACCTGGGCAACAAAGGACTTATCGCTTGCAGCCTTCATCGCCGCCTCTAAGGGCGGTTTGACCAAGCTCCAGAAGCAAAGGTATCAGGTTGTCAAGCTTGCTTCCAAGGATGGCAATGTCATGCTACTGTCCGGGGCTCTTTATAACGTGCTGATGAGGTCATACGAGAAAGCCGAGAAGGATGTTGATGATTTACAATACCCATTATCTAGTGAGGAATTACCCATCACTGATTTCCTCAAAGGGATAAGGAAGATAGCATCAAGAGTTCAGCAGCAGGGCCGTCTTGCCGTTAATCTTACGGACAAGGGCGGCAATATGGCCCTTATGGCTGAGGCCTTATACAACAGGCTCACAGCAGCCCATGAGAAGGTTGTCCAGGAGAAGCCAACTGTTATCCTGGGATACGACACTGAGGAAATAGGTGTCGATGCTGATGGGCACACCATCTATTCCGCCCCTATACCGAGAACGGAGATACCGAAGGAAGACTTCGAGTATACTACTGATGAAAACGACCCGAGCCGTTGGACGCGTTATGATTAGGAGGCTGAGGAACTGGTTGGTAGGCTGGTTGTTCGGATGGCGTAAGACATGCTTGCATTGTCTAAGGGCTAAACCATATAGTGCATTTGTGAAGCTACCATATTACTCGGCAGGTGGGTTGTCTGTAAGCTTGTACCCTGTGTGCGAGAAGTGCTTTGATAAGCTGGACCCCCATATCATCATGTGGCATTGCGAGGAGCAATGGGCGATGAGATGGAAAAGAAACCCGAAAGAATTTCCAGTGGCGGCGTTGGCACAGAGTATAATGGAAAGGAAGGAGAATGAATGATGCCCCCTGAAACTAAATCAATAGCAGCAGTCAATCTCAAAGGAGCCGAGGATGAGAACAAGAGAATTGTTGAGGCTTGTGCAACGGATGAGCACGAGATTCAACAGATTCTTGGTAAGGCTCTTGGTTATCCATGGTTCAAGGATGACCAGAAGAACTTCCCTGGTGCTACCGAGGAGGATGGAGTGTGCGTAGGTGGTCATGTCGCCATAACCCTTGCGATGGAAGCGGCGGATAAGATAAGGGAGCTTGAGGCTAAATTAGAAGAAAAAGATAAACAGCCTACTGACTCCCAGATTATGATTAGAGATCTTCAGATTAGGGTTAGGTATCTTGATAAGATGAGGCAAAAAGCAATCAAGGGGTGGGAAGATTTATCTGATATAATTGAAGACATAGAGTCTCGAATAAATAAGCATTATC